GAACGCATATGGAAACAACAGCCTACGCAATTACCGCAATCTTCTGTTTGCTGTTCATCGCAGCAGCAATCGCACTCATTCAATACCGGGAAAGGTATTTGAAAGCCGAAGAGCAAAAGGCTGTGCTCGAAAAGAAGTACAGAACAACAGAGCATATGTTAAGCCGCCTAATCGCCGAAAAAACCGCCCTGCAAGCAAGATTTGAAGATGCCCTCGGCGACATCAAAGTGCTGACAATTACAAACCCGGAGCAGAAGGAAGGGGAATCAGATGCAAGCCACGCCCGACGCTGCCGAATGACAATCGGGAACAAGGCGGCACAATACGCAGAAATATCAATGCAGACGACAACGCTGCGCATATGTATAACTAACTAAAAAAACAAAACAAAATGAAAAATTGGATTGCTCTTTTTGAAGTCGTCGCAGGCTTCCTCGCAACACTCTTTCACATCCTACTCGCTGCCTTCGGGGTATGATTCCGAAAGCACTAATCTACGTATTCGCCGGCATAGTGGTCGGAATCCCGGTCGGCGCATTCCTTCAATACCGCAAACGCACTATTGATAAGATACTTGGAAAAAAGAACAGAATTTGAAAAACAACAAACAATATGAAACTAATTGACAGAATCGAAAGGATTAAAATCTACTTCACGAACATATCGAAAATCGTGAACTTTATAATGAAGACCGTCGGCGAGGCGCAAGCCTTGAAGGACAAGAAAGCAAACGGTTGGACGTGGACGCAATGGGTAATCGCATTTCTCGAGGATGCGTTTCAGTATGCACAGGAACTCGCTGCCCTATCAAACCCTGCCCCGGTGCAGACAAAGGGTGCAAAAGTAACAGCAGGGGCAAAAGCCTCAATGAAATTAACCGGGCATTATCGTACGACCTACTTCAAGGAGCAGGCACGCCGCCATAACGCTTTCGCAAAATGATACTCGCAAGACCGTTCCTCGGTAGCCTCGATATTGGACTGCTTACAATAGCATTTGTCGTAATAGCATTTTGTGTAATACGCAAGAATTGGCGCACGTGGCTCGCCCGTATACGTGGGTGGTGGGGAAGCAGAAAAAGTAAAAAGAAACAATAATCGGCGTACGCAAATACGCATAAAAGACAACTATGATGATGTCAGACAGAAATATATTTCCCGCAACAATTTCGGCTGCCCTCGCTCCGTTCGTCGAAATAATCGGCATAATGAAATGGTTTTTCTTTCTTGCCGCAATCCTTATTATTGTCGATTTACGTTTCGGCGTACAGGCAGCACGAAAACGAGGGGAGCAAATCAAGAAGTCGAGGGCAATACGCCGCACACTAAACAAGGCTGTCGATTACATCTGTTGGATTTTTCTGTCCGGCGTCTTGGGGCAGGCAGTTGGAGTACCTCTCGAAATACCAATTCTACCTGTTATATTTATGATTATTATAATAGGCGTAGAACTCGAATCGTGCCTTATGAACTACTTCGCAGCGCATGGCAAGAAGGTAAAAATAAACATTTGGAAGATATTCGGGAAGAAGGTTTCCGAATCTATTGACGTTAAACAGGAAGAAAAAGACAATGGAACGACCGGAACTGATACAACAAATTAAAAAATACTTCACACTCGAAGAACTCGCCTGCCCTCACTCTGTCGCCTATTTCGGGGACAGGGCTTGGGGTTTCTTCCGGCAGGACTACCTCGAAACGCTTCTGTTCCTTCGTCGGCACTTCAACACGCCGATGTATTGCAATCACGCAGGGCTGACGCAGAGAGGCTCACGATGCAACCTGTGCAATATAGTCGCAACCCGGAAATCGCCCTACGTTTCTGCTCACGTCCTTTGGTGCGCCGGGGACTTCACGTTTGAAGGCTATACAGCCGAAGAGGTACGCAGCGAGATAAAAGGTATCGCACACCTACTGCCCTGCCCTGTACGGCTCGAAAAAGGCGTTTCTTGGGTACACCTCGATACATCCGCCTATTGTCAGACAGGGAAGGTAACGGAGTTTGCAGTATGAGCAGGGTAATCGGCTACACCATAGCGGCGGCATTACTCGTCGTGTTCGGATATGTCGTAGGCACGTATAACAACCGAGCCGGAAAAGGGGAAAATACACATACCGACACGACGACCGTCGTCGTCTATGACACTATAAGCATTACAAAGCCTATACACACAACGACAATGCTTATGCAGCCGAAGCGTTATCCTGCTGCAAATGTACCGATATTGCTTACGTTGACGGACACAATGTACATACCCTATTATGTTGATTCGACGCTCGTTATACCAATACATCAGAGGGAATACGAAGGGGACAATTACCGTGCTTGGGTTTCCGGATTCGAGGCGAGGCTCGATTCGATAAACATATTCGCCCCGGCAACGACACAATACATTGACCGCTACATCAAGCCGAAAAACCTATTCGCCGTAAACGCAGCAGCAGGGATTCGATACAGTCGCACGACAGATATGTTCGCAGGGCTTTCCTTGCGCTACGAACGCTACAAGAAATTCGCAGTCGAGGCAACGACAGGAATATCGGCAGGCTTACAGGGAGCAGGGCTATACATCGAAGGGCGAATTTCTGTTCCGATTTTCACGGCAGGGCATTGACGTTTACGAAATAAACACTATATTTGCAGTAACAATGTAACACCTTTTAACACCAGTCTTTGTTTGTTATTTTGCCCACGTTGTGAAACGTGGGTTTCTCTTTGCAACAGGGGGATAAAAAAAGGGCTGCGTTTGCAGCCCTCAATCATTCAAATACGCCCCGGTCAATACTTCGAAAAGGCTTCGAGGTTCGAATTCGGGTTGTTCCAAATAAGTATAGGAAACACCCGGTAAATGAATTCGCTCGCTATCAGTAAGATTCATAAAAATTTAAGAATTTTAATTAGAATTATTTTTTTATATAAAATTTAATTTTTAATTTTACCCGGTATTTAATGAAAAATACAAAATGTATGTAAACAAAAGATAAGAATGAAAACCGATAACACACAGCGAATTAAAAAAATTTAATAAAATCCTAAAAAATCTACACTATGAGAAACGTTAAAACCGCCTACACGGCTGAAAAAGAAAAAAGGGACAGGGCAATATACAGAGAGTATTGCGAAACAATGAGGCGTCCCGGCGCAGCGTCCACGTACGTAACCGCATACCTTATGAAAAAGTATAACATTCACTCCCCGGCAACGATATGGCACATTCGCCGCCGTATGGAGCAGCAGGAGCGGCAGGAGCAAAGCAGATAATCGAATTACTAACCTAATATAATTTGACACATTATGAAAGACATTGAAATCCAACAAATCCGGCAGGACGTTATTCAAAAATTAAACGACCGATTCGGGAGCAACTACGCCATTCTAAAATTCGAGATATCAGAAATGACGCCCGGGGCGCACCCGGCAATCGTACTAATAATCAAGACCACGTACGAGGGGCGCACGCTCCGGGCAGGGGCGATAAAGCGCACTATCAACGAACTGTTCGAGGCTATCGACAGCACTATCGAGGAGCAGAAACATCAAGTAATAACCGAAAGATTGGAATTGCAAAGAGAATGACCGCTCCCGACCTCACGAAACCATTGTGGCAACTTACCGTTGCCGAATTCCTTGAACTACAAAGGGCAATCACACAGCATAATCGTACTATAATAATCAACGCAAGTTCCGCACTTAATCTGCTAAATAAACACAATTCAAACCGCCGGAAGGCATTAAAAAACAATTATCATGAATGAAATTCAACAAATCGAAGTCAGTCAATCAGAATTGCTCGAAGCCGTAAATCGGGCAGAAATTGACATTCAAATCGCAACAGCGAAACGCTATCCCCGGGACATTACCCACGTCTTGAACCAAATCGCAACCCTCGCCACAATGGACACCGAAACCGCCGAGGATTGCTTCTACGCCCTTCGCAGGGGCAGAGCAGAAGGCGACAACGCCGTTATCGAAGGTCTGTCCGTCCGAATGGCAGAGATTTTTGCCGGGGCATGGGGCAACCTTCGTGTGCAGACGAGAATCGTCGGAAATGACGGCAAAACCATTACAGCGCAGGGCGTTTGCCACGACCTCGAAACCAACCTCGCCGTTGCCGTTGAGGTAAAACGCCGCATAACCGACAAATACGGACGTACCTACTCCGAGGATATGCAGGTCGTAACAGGTAACGCAGCCTCGGCAATCGCTTTCCGCAACGCAATCTTCAAAGTTATCCCGAAGGCAGTTACGAAGAAGGTAATCAACGAGGTAAAACAGGTCGCCCTCGGCAAATCCATTGACCTTGAAACCTCTCGCCAACGCATCGTCGAATACTTCGGCAAACTCGGCGTAACACAGCAGCAGTTGTTCGACTATCTGTCAGTCAAGAAACTCGAAGAAATCGACAAAGAAAGGGTATTCGAACTCCGTGCCCTCGCTAACGCAATAAAGGAAGGCACAACCACAGTCGAGGAAACGTTCAGAAAGAATGTAGCCGATGCAGCAAAGATTGCCGAGGAAGCGAAGAAGAAGGCAGAGGAAGCAAAACGCCGGGTGGAAACCTACACGAAACCGACAGCAACACCCCGGCAGGAAGCGCAGGAAGCCCCGGATAGCAAAATAATCTAACCTAAAAACCGAGAAATAATGGCAACACATATCTATAAAGCAAAGGACAGGGACGATTGGCTCGCCTACCGCAAACGTGGTATCGGCAGCAGCGAAATCGCCACAATCGTAGGGCTTAATCCTTTCGAAACACCCTACCAACTTTGGCGCAGGCTGAAAGGTATCGATGCACCGAAGGAGCAGAATTTCGCAATGCTCGCAGGGCATTACCTCGAAGATGCCGTTGCAAAGTTTTGGCAGGACGCAACAGGTCGGGAAGTTATCAAAGCATCAGCAGGCGACTTCGTCGCAGTAAACGACGCAAAGGAATTCCTAATCGCCTCGCCCGACCGTACATACTGGATTCCCGGACTACCTCGCAACAACGAGAACAAGGGCGTTCTCGAATGCAAGACCACACAGGCGACTATCGACCCGGACGACCTTCCCCGGCATTGGTTTTGTCAAGTGCAATGGCAACTCGGCGTTATGGAACTATCCGAGGGAAGCCTCGCTTGGTTATCTTCCGGACGTGCCTTCGACTATCGGGATATCGCCTTCGCCCCGGACTTCTACGGTTGGCTTGTCGAGGAAGCAGAGCGTTTTTGGACAGACCACGTCAAAGGGGACGCCGAGCCTACCGCAATAAATGCCGCAGACATCCTCGCCAAATACACCACGCATACCGAGGGGCTTGTAAAGGAAGTGAACGAGGCTACCCTATCGGCATACAGGCAACTACGTGAATGTAAAGCCCGGATAAAAGAGGAAGAAAGGCTAAAAGACGAACTTGAAGAACTCATAAAACTGACATTCGCAGACGCAGAGGCTATATCGTACAACGGCGAAATCCTCGCAACGTGGAAAGCAAGCCGTCCGAGTAACGTCTTTGATTCCGCTCGCTTCAAGGCAGAACATCCGGAATTGTACAACAACTATATGATAACGAAACCCGGCTCTCGTCGTTTCTTAATCAAATAGCAATGTATCTGATAAGTAATCAAGTGTATAACGAAATCCTTCGCCTGTTGGAGTACATCCCCCGGCAGGCGAAAGGGATTCGCCACGGAAACAATGTTCGAAAATCGCTCATTTGCCGCACTTATTTACTCCGGTTAAGTAAATATACCGGAGAGGGTGCGAAACGTCGAAAAACGAAAGAAAAAGGGGCAAAAAAGGGGGTTGTTTAACCCATTGAAGTGTTTACAATAAAATCATATAATATAATTTCGCATAAAATGGCAAATAGATTAACAAATACGAACAAATGGCAGGACGCTTGGTTTTACAACCTTTCCCCGAGCGAGAAACTGTTGTGGATATACCTTTGCGAGAACTGCGACATCGCAGGATTCTACGAGGTTTGCCCACGCCGGGCTATCATCGAAACCGGGCTGACAGATAGGGGCTTCGAAGGGGCTTTCGAGGGGCTTAAAAGGGGCTACATATCAAGCATCGACGGCGAGGTAATCTACCTGCGAAACTTTCTCAAACATCAACGCAATCTGCCGCTTAATCCACACAACCGGGCGCACGCCGGAATACTTTCACGCTTCGAAAACTATAAGGACAGATTCGATTTCAACCTCATAGAAGACTGTACCTCAATAGAGTTAGACAAATATATTAAGGGGCTTAAAAGGGGCTTACAAGGGGCTAACAAGGGGCTAATGAGCCCCAATAGTAATAGTAATAGTAATAGTAATAATATAGACTATAAAGAAAAAGAAATATATAAAGAAAAAGAAAAAGAAAAAGAGGATTATCTGAAAAACACCTTCACGCAATTTTGGAATATGTACGACAAGAAAGTCGGTCGGGAAACTTGCGAAAAGAAATGGGCGAGATTAACCGAGGCGGAACGTCAGAAGATATTCGCAACGCTCCCCGGCTACATCATATCGCAGCCCGATAAGAAGTATCGCAAAAATCCCGAAACCTATCTGAATCAAAAGTCGTGGAACGACGAAATAATCATTCCGGAAGCAACGCTAACGACAACCGATAAAAATAAAACCAACAACTCTTATAAAGACAGCGAAGTATGGCAAAGATAAAGCGCACACACAGCATCGGCGAACTACTGAAAAACGTCCCAGTTGATGATTTCTTTCAACCGATTCAACGTATACCGGTTCTACCCTACGACATTGAAATCGCCCTCGACGTTATCGAGGCACTCGGCAGGGAACGCAAGCCCACGTTCGTAATCGACAGCGAAAACAGTTTCGTTTTCGAGCAACTCGTCAAATGGGTACACGCCGACCCTTCCTTCGAGGCATTACACCCGATAACACGGAAGCGAATCCCGGGCGACCTTACGAAAGGCATATACATCGCCGGGAATACAGGAACAGGAAAAACGTGGGCATTGGACATAATACGAATATACCTCGCAATCGACAACGTACGCATAAAGGTAGCAGACGTCGTCCGCCCGATAAAGTGGGGCATATACAGAGCAGACAGCATATGCGACGAATACACCTCGACAGGGGAAGTCGCCAAGTTCAAAAACCTACGACACCTCTGCATCCACGACCTCGGCGCAGAGCCGCAGGAATCGCTGCATATGGGAAACCGCATTCGGGTATTGCAACAGATAATCGAGAACCGGGGCGACCGTGTAGATTACCTTACGCACATAACGTCGAACTATCCACTTGCAAGCAGTTATATACTTGACCGATACGGCGAGCGTGCGCAGAATCGCCTGTTTGAAATGTGTAACTACCTTGAATTAACCGGAAAAGACCGTCGCAAATGCTAAAACGTAAAGATATAATCGGCTTCGAGGAACTCCGAGCCTTCGAGCGCAGGATGAATACCGAGTACGTTCCGGAAATATTCAAGCAGAACATCGAGAAGGGGATATTCTATATCGGATATAAGGACAACGCAAAACAGTTCATTGACCGCTACGGAGCGAAACCCTTGTTCATCTTCGTTTACGACGACACCGTGGAACACATATTGACAGAAACGAAACTCGTGTTCTACTTCCGGGAACGCCTGCTCGTCCTCGAGAAATCAACGACGCCAACCTACGAACTATCGCTCTACGAAAGCCAATTCCGGGACAACTACATCGGGGCAGCAAACATCGCCAACCGTCCGAAGAAAATCGGCGTTGCAGACGATTCCCGGGTACAGGAATGGTACGACTACCTCATAGACCGGGAGCGCAATATAATCGAACATACGCTCGATATCAGCGCAGAGCGCAGGGAACTCTTGCAGGCTACCGTCAGCCGATTCGGGAATACCGCACAACTTATGCAGGCTATCGAGGAACTCGCCGAACTCATTACCGCTATCAATCACTTTATGCGGCATAAACCCGACGCCCTCGACAGCCTTGTAGAAGAAATCGCAGACGTCCGAATAATGACGGAACAACTCGCACTCATTGTCGGCGAGGGGAAAGTACAGGCAACAGAACAGCGCAAGTTGCAAAAACTATACGAATTACTTCAAACTACATAACATGGAAATAACAGACGTCGCAAAAATACTCGCATCCGCTTTCGTTCTACTCGTCGCCGCCTACTTCGTGCAGGAACAGGCAGAAAGGTACGACACCCGGGCAGCAAGGCTCGTACAGGGGATAAACACAGCAATAATCGTTACGCTTATACTCGTTATAGCAATTTCAGTCATAATCATCATTTACATAAACAACTAAAAATCAAAGAAAATGGTAAAGATTAATGAATTCGCCGTCGAACGTTGGGAGAAACAAATGGCGGCTACAAAGGCGGCAGGGGATGATTCCCTGCAAAAATGCTACGAACAACTTCAAAGGTATGACGGAACAGTCGAAATATTCGAGGACTACGACCTTTTGAGTTTTACATTCAAACAAACCTACCCGAATGGAAGGGAAGGCATATTCGGTGGAATCATCTATCACGGACGCCGGGACAATTACGGAAGCGGCGGCGCACCTACGTTCTCCGTTTGTTTAGAGCCTACGACCGGGTACAGTATTCACACCTAACCGGGGTTATAAAACGTTTTTGAGCGATGGGAAAATTAATGGATAGACTCCAAAAGCAATTAAAAAATCCTGACACTAAAAAGGATGCAGAAGATTGTATAAAAATATACAACATGGATAAAATAAACACAACGTTAGAAATTCCCGAAGGCAGCAAGGCTACCATTCAGGGAAAAGTAATTGACGGCAAGAATTATCTTGTCGTTGAGATGGAGCAGGAACCCGAATTGAAAGAGGGGGATTTGGCTATATTTTGGGACTATACACCACGTGAGGCAATCATAGCCGTTTATAGGGGGGTTGAAGACGGCAGATATTTTGACC